GAGTTTAGTACTAAAAGGGCTTGACCACCCCCGATAGGAAAACGTACAATCTCCGTCCATGAATAAACTGGCAACGATCAAACAGAACGCCACTGCTGACCAGTTCCAAGTCCCCGCTGTACATAACGCCCTGAACGCTCTTACTACAAGGCAGAGAGCCTTTGTATTAGGAGTGATGGTTTCAGGACTTAGTATGTCTGCGGCTGCGGTAGAAGCTGGCTATTCGTCCGGGGATCAAGCACAAGCCTTGATGCGTAATCCGAACGTAGTAGAGGCCATTCGTGTTATGCAGCTTGAATATAGCAAAGCTCTTGATATGACTATGGCTGATGTGCAGCAAGGTATGTTGGATGCAATCGACCTTGCAAGGAATACTGATAATGCAATGGCTATGATTGCTGGCTGGCGGGAGATAGGCAAACTGATTGGTGTGTATGTAGAGAAGAAAGAAGTGAAGGTAACGTTTAACACCCCCGAAGCTATACAACAAGCAGATACAGCAACACTTTTACGGTTGGTTTCCAGTGAGGTAATTGAAGGAGAACTTGCAGATGAGCCTGAATAGTCGTTGCCCCATATGTTATGCAGATACGGATACAGGGGGGAATTGTACGGAGCCTAGAAATCACCCCATATCCCTACTATCTCTGAAGAACGAAAGAGAAGAATTAAACAGGGAGATTGAAAAATTAAGGCAACTTTTAGAAAGCTTTGAACACCAATCAAGTCATACATGAAAAACGAATAGTTCGTGAACTCGCTCATCGTGAGTTGATGAAGCGAGACTTGATGCATTATATAAGAAGTACCCACCCCAACTATCTACCGGGATGGGTGCATATGGACATAGCGCAACGTGTACAGAAGTTTGTCGAACAGGTAGTAGTGAAAGAATCCCCCCGTTTATTGTTACTCGTACCGCCTCGTGGTGGTAAGAGTGAAATCGTGTCTGTGAGAATGCCTGCTTGGGCGTTAGGTTCTTACCCTGATCTTGAGATAATGAACATAGGATATAACTTAGACTTGCCATTAGAGTTTTCCCGACAAGTGCGTGACCAGATACAAGACAGTTACTACCAGAAAGTATTCCCCGAAACACAGATTAACCAGCAGAATCGTAGTGCAGAGTCTTGGAAAACTACGAAGCGTGGTGGACTTACTGTAGCAGGCGTAGGGGGTCCGATAACAGGTAAGGGTGCAGATATCCTGATCGTCGATGACCCTATAAAGAATATGGAAGAAGCAGATAGTTTCAACACAAGGGAGAAGTTAGAGCAGTGGTTTTTCTCTACGGCTTATTCTCGGTTGTCCCCCGGTGGTGGTGTACTAGCAATACAAACGTGGTGGCACTTCGATGATCTGGCCGGTAGGCTACTTCAACACATGGAGGATAAGAAGGGTGATACGTATCAGGTAGTGAGATACCCTGCTATATCAGAACAGTACGAGTATCGTGATTGTACGACTCGTGAGATTATTCGTGAAGATGAACCCGTAGAGAATGCCCTCGATCTTAACTTAGAACTACTTCGTGAACCCGGAGAAGCTCTTCACCCTGAGAGGTATCCCATAAATGAACTACTCAGAATTAAAGCAGTTCAACCAGAACGAATCTGGAGCGCATTGTGGCAGCAGAACCCCATACCCGACACTGGTTCCTACTTTAAAGAAGAGCAGATACTGCTTACTACTAGTATGCCGGACCCTGCTGGTCGCACTATCATTACTACTTGGGATTTTGCTATTGGGCTTAAACAGCATAATGACTGGACTGTAGGCACAACTACTATAATGGACGAGAGCCACAGACAGTATATAGTAGAAGTTAAGAGATTCAGAGGGGGTACGTTCGAGATAGTCAGGAATATGTGTGACACACACCAGTTGTGGGGTAAAGTAGCGGGCTCTTATCATGTAGGTGTAGAAGATGGCCAGATATGGAAAGCACTACAGGATTCTTATAATCAGGAATGTGGTATAAGGAATCTCAGTAAAGACGTAGAAGAACTTAAGCCCTTAAGTGACAAGGCTGTTCGTGCTAGACCCCTGCAAGGTCGGATGGAGAAGGGAATGATGTACTTTCCTAGGGGGGCTAGTTGGTTTAATGCGGCACGCAAAGAATTACTTCAGTTTCCAGCAGGCTCTACAGATGACTTTGTAGACTCACTTGCTTGGAATGTTAGAGTAGCACTATCAAAGGTGCCACTCGTAGTAGATAACAGAAGTTATATTTCTCCACGTAAAGCTGACGTAAAACATATGCTGCTGAAAGATAGACTCAGGCAGCTTGTTAACGTAAAAGGCTCTCGTGGGTCTTCTATGAGTGCGTAAGGTCTGTTAATATTGCCGAAAGCTTAAAGGGACAGCCAATGACCACAGATGCAGCACGAGAAGCAGCTTACCGCTACGTATACAAGCGTGACGAGGGCCATACTGAATTTACTAAAAAAGCACGTAAATGTGAAGATTTCTTCGCTGGTATCCAGTGGGATAAAGCTGATCTAGCAAACTTAGCTGCATCAAGGCGTCCTGCTTTAACAATCAACAAGATTCTCAACACAGTTTCTAATGTAGTAGGCGAACAGCTATTTAACCGCAGTGCTGTAGCTTATAGACCTGCTAAGAGTGGCACAAGTGAGGTTGCAGACGCACTTACAAAAGTGTTTATGCAGATAAGCCAGAATAATCGCTTACCGTGGACACGTACAAACGTTTACCTAGATGGCCTTATCACCGGGCGCGGGTATTACGATGTACGGCTGGACTTCGACGATTCAATGATGGGTGAAGCACGAGTTACGTGTGTATCGCCTACCTCTGTGCTGCTCGATCCTGATGCCCACCAGTACGATACTAACGATTGGTCTGATGTAACTGTGTCTCGATGGATAACACTCGACACAGTAGAAATGTTGTATGGCAAGAAGTATAGAGATGAATTGGAAGGCAGGCCGGAAGATTATAGTCCCTACGACTTCATGGATGGCTCGGATTGGTCTACTGACAGATTTGGTAACAGTACTGACATTACAGGTATGCGCTCGGCTGGTTATTATAACAACGCCATGAATACATCCCTACGTAAAGTACGTATTCTGGACAGACAGTATAGGGAGCTTGCCGTACTTGAATACTTCGTTGATCTGTCTACGGGTGATATGAGAGAAATTCCGCAAACGTGGAGTAGGGAAAGGAGAGTAGACTTTCTACAAAAGAACCCCACGCTAGGTACTATTAAAAAGAAGGGCTTTAAGATTTGTTGGTCAGTTACATCTGGTGACGTAGTAATGCACGAAAAACCCTCACCGTTTAAGCACTTCACAATTGTTCCGTATTTCCCGCACTTTCGTAGAGGCCGCACAATTGGGCTTGTGGAGAATCTGATTGGTCCTCAAGAATTACTTAATAAATCTAGGTCACAAGAACTGCATATCCTGAATACTACAGCCAATAGTGGCTGGAAGGTAAAGCAGGGTACCATGAAAAACATGGCTGACGAAGACTTGCGGGAACAGGGTGCTGAAACTGGGTTTGTGGCCGTGGTCGCAGATATGGACGGTTTGGAAAAGATAACTCCTAACCAGATACCTACGGGACTTGATAGAGTAGGGATGAAGGCCGAAGATGACATTAAAAACATATCGGGTGTATCCGATTACCAGACAGGCTTTGCTAGGGAAGACGTTGCAGCGAAGGCTATTAAGTATAATCAGGCACGTAGCAGTACTAATATCGCGCCTATCCTAGATAATTTGAATCGCTCAGATACAATGCTTGCTGAACGTATTCTCGACATTGTTCAACGATTCTACACTGAACCCCGTTTGATTCATATCACAGGTATGAACATGGGGGCTAAAGACGAACAAGTTATGATTAACGAGATTACACCAGAAGGTGAGATTCTTCGTGATCTGACAATAGGCGAATATGCTGTAGTTGTTACAAGTGAACCTGAACGTGATAACTACGAAGATACTCAGTTCGATCAAGCAGTACGTCTGAGAACTGAACTTGGGGTACAGATACCAGACAGCGTAATAATCGAGTCTAGTAAACTCCGTAATAAGCAGGAGATTTTAGCTATCATGCAGGGTAGTAAGTCTCCAGAACAACAACAGTTTGAAGAAGAACTTGCGCGGAGAAACTCTGTTGCCGACCTATTGCTTAAAGAAGCTCAAGCTAAGAATGAAGACGCTGATGCTAACCTCAAGGCTGTTAAAGCTGGAAAAGAGAGTATCGAAGCTCAACAAGCAGCTATTGAGAATAAGTCAGATATTAGTCCAGAAACGATGATGGAAATGAAGCTTGAAGCTTATAAGATCGCACTTGAAGGTGCGGAAACACGTAGAACTGAAACAATGAAACACATTCAGAAAATGCAGCAGCTAAAGCTGCAAGCAGCAAATAAACCTAAAGTCGCAGCAAAAGGAGCCAAGTAAAATGTCGTTATACTCAGAAGGCCAACACCGTGTTGGTGTATCGTTTAACCCAAGTAATAACCCCGATGTTCATTACATCAAAACTACTGTATCAGAACTTATAGATTTTATGTTGGAGTATGGCAAGGATGGACGCTGTAGTTCAATTGCAGTTACAGAGTTTGAATCGGCTGCTATGTGGGCTGTTAAATCTCTCACTAAGGAACCGAATCCGGGGAGTGAAGGATAATGGCTAACGCATCTGTAGACGAGAAGAAAGAAGTCCCTCCCGGCCAGCTTGGCGATGATGGTAAGTATACTGATGAAGGTATCGCTGCCTTAGTAGACAAAATTGCTAAAGGTGACGATGAATCTAAAGAAGAAAAGAAAGCTGAAAAGAAAGCTGAGAAAAAAGACGAGAAAATGGTCCCCATTTCTCGACTTAATGAAGTTATCAATGAGCGTAATAAACTGCGTGATCAGGTTGGTAAACCAGCACCAGTCGCAAAGGACGCACCTCCAACTGTTGCTCAATTGCGTACACAGTTAAATACTAAGCGTACTGAGTGGCAGAAAGCTCTCATGGATAATGATGCAGATGTAGCTACTGCTCTGCTTAGCGATCTTAATAAATTAGAAGCTCAGTTAGACGATACTCGCAGTGCTGAAGTACGAGATACAAGCAGGGCGCTATCTGCTGATGATATTAAATATGATGCGCTCCTTGAAAAGCTTCTTACAGACTTTCCTATTATCGACAAAACTTCTGATACTTTCGATCAAGAAGTTGTAACTGAAGTTTATGACATGCGTGAAGCCTATATTGCGGCAGGACACACACAAACTGAAGCTCTTAAGATGGCGTCCAAATATGTACTACAACCACGAGTAAAACAGAGGAAAGTCAAAGAGCGTACTACTGATTCAAAACGTGTTCTGGTAGACGCACTAGATAGACAACCTACAGACGTATCTGATGTAGGAGATTCTGCTGATAAGATCAATAACAACAAGTTTGGTATTGATATTACTCGCTTGAAACCGGAGCAGTTTGACAAGCTTTCTCCGGAGATTAAATCTGAGCTACGAGGCGACAAAGTTCAGGAACATCATTTAGGTTTTAAGCGATAATGTAACAAAGGGGGGTGACAACCCCCCTTTTTTATCGTAGAATACGCCAAACCGCAAGCACGATGCGTCAACCAGTGCAGAGGCCGTACCCTCTATAAACAGACGTTTCCGCTAATCTGTGCGACAACTGATACAGGAGATGTATACAATTTAATTGACTATATGAGGTTGTCATGGCTCAAACAAATTTTGCTCGTCTTACAAACGAAGAGCTTACAATCTGGTCAATGGATTTGTGGAAAGCAGCACGTAACCAAGCCTTTGTAAGTCAGTTCATGGGTAAAGACGCGAATAGTGTTATTCACCACATTGATGAACTTACAGAGTCGGAAAAAGGTGCACGTGCTGTACTCACACTGGTAGCAGACTTGGAAGGTGATGGTGTCGCGGGTGATCGTACCTTGGAAGGTAACGAAGAAGCGATGAAGTCATATGATCAAGTAATCCGTATAGACCAGCTTCGTCACGCAAACAAGCACGAAGGCCGCATGGCCGATCAGAAATCCGTTCTTAACTTCCGTACTAACTCCAAAGATGTTCTCGCATATTGGCTCGGTGATCGTATCGACCAACTGGCGTTTCTTACTGCGTCAGGCGTAGCGTATAGTCAAACCAATAGTGGTATTGCTCGTGTTGGTTCTGACCTCGCGTTCCTTGAGTTCGCTGCTGATGTTGCAGCCCCTTCCGCTAATCGTGTGCTTAACTGGAACCAGACAACTAAAGTTCTGAGTACTGGTGGTGTCACAAGTGCGGTTGCTGCGACTGATAGGCCCTCATGGGAGATGCTTGTTCAACTCAAAGCATACGCAAAAGAGAACTATATGCGTGGTGTTCGTGAAGGTGGGGAAGAAACCTTCCATGTGTTCTTTACTCCTACTGCAATGTCCAAGCTGAAACTTGATGCGACGTATATGCAGAACGTTCGGGAGTCTGGTACTCGTGGTAGTACGTCTAACCCACTGTTTACGGGTAGTACTGTCAAGATTGATAACCTCTATATCCATGAACATCGTCATGTATATAACTGCCGTAAAGCAACCTCTAGTGTAAATCAGTGGGGTTCTGGTAATACGGTAGAAGGTTGTCAAGTTCTGTTCTGCGGTGCTCAGGCGCTCGGTATTGCTGATATTGGCAATCCGAATTGGGTAGAAGAAGGTTTTGACTATCAGAATCAGCAAGGTATTTCTATAGGCAAAATCTTTGGATTCTTGAAGCCTAAGTTCCATAGTATTTACTCAGGTACCAGCGAAGACTTTGGTGTTCTTTCCTGCTACGTGTCACAGGAATAAGGAGGATATATGGCTATTGTAAAAGATCGTGGTCGCCAGTATCCGCTTTGGGCATACCAACAGGCTGCTTTGGCGGACCTTCCGACTGGTGTAACAACTGACCTCATCGACCTGCCGCCTAACGCAGTCATCGTTGATGGTTTCCTCGAAACTAGTGAAGGCTTTAATGCCGGTACATCTGCTGTAATGGATGTAGGTATTACTGGTACTCCCACTAAGTTTCTTACCGACTCAAACGTAGCGGCTCCTGCAACTGTTAGTTTTGCAGTAGCGGTTCTCGCTATTCCTACTGGTACAACGGGTACAAAGATTACTGTTACCCCGACCTATGTAGGTACAGCAGCTACGTTGGGCAAACTGTGGGTAGGTGTTGCATACGTCATTCGCGCTCGTGCGAATGAGAATCAACCCTACTAATAAACCAAGAGGGGCTTCGGCCCCTCTACCTAATCTAGGAGCCAATTATGCAACCAGCTAAAAGTACACAAATGGTGTTAGATAGACCCGCCATTCTACGTCATCTTTCAGGACAGTCTGTGAGGTTTGAACCGGGCGTTCCTGTAGGTGTAGCACCACAACTAGTTAAAACAGCTATCGGAATGGGCGCTAAAGTAGTAGATGGGGTTACACCGGATTTGATTGAAGCTACTATTACTATTAATCATGGCCCGGTTGATCCGGGTGAACGTTTGGAAGAAATAACTCGTGTAGTAGCTCTTATGATTGCGCGTAATGATAGAGAAGAATGGACTGGTACAGGCACCCCCAATATTAACCGCGTAATTGAATTGGTAGGTTACAAGGTACAAAAGAGCGAAGTTCTCCAAGCTCTTATGGACGCTCGTAAACAGAATGCTGTTGAAGAAGTTACAGGTGGCTAATGAAAGCTGATGACCTCTTAAGTGTGTTTCGTAACGCTGTAGATGATATAGCGGAGCCACACTTTTGGTCTGATGATACTTTCTACCTCTATCTAACTGATGCAATCTATAAATACTGTGAACACGGTAAACCTATACGAGACCATTCTTCAGAACTTACTATCTTAGAATACACCGCAGATAGCCCTTGGGCTGATATAGATGAAAGAATCTTAAAGATCATATCAGCCAATGATTCACTTTCCAACGCACCGATACGAGTAATGGATTGGGATACCTATAACGGTAGTGCTGATGTTAATACATCTGACTATGGTAATCTTGTATATACTTCAAGGTATCCAGATGCAACGGGATCGGTGCATACCCTTATAACAGGTATGGAAGATGCAAGGGTTCGACTTGCTGATATACCTATTGCCAACGGTACGATAAAGCTCGTTATTGATCGGTATCCTCTCTGCGTTCTTGACAACCAACATCAAGACTTAGAGGGGGTACCGCTTAGTGACCAACTTAATCTGTTAAATTGGGTGTACCATAAAGCTTACAACCATCAAGATGCAGAGTTATACAATCCTGAAAAATCAGAAAACGCTAAGAGAGTGTTCGAGAAAGAACTTGAAGAAGTGGATTCTCGACGTATGAAAAAACGTCATAAACCTAATGTTACAAGGTATGGTGGCTTATAATGACTGAAGTTCCTCGTCAAGACCTTCTGATTATTCAAGGAGCTACGTTTAGACGCACATTTAACTGGTATGGAGGGGGGGAACTTTCCAAAGCTATTGAAGGTGTAACTGAAGGCTACCCTACAATACTACAAATAACAGGGCACGGCCTTCCAAGTATATCTACTACCCCCGTTTTTATACGGGCTGTTAAAGGAGCTATAGGGCTTAATACGGGTTCTAAATCTGCAATAGCTACGTATATAGACGCAAACTCTTTCAGTGTTAATCTCTCTACTGCAAATCAAACATGGGTAAGCGGTACAGGGTTTATAACTTATTATGTACCAACAAATCTTACTGGCTATACGGCCAGAATGCATATTAGAAGTACCAAAGGTGCAGTTACTACTATTCATGAAATGACTAGTGTTGCTGGTGATATTAGTTTAACTGCTGCTGATGGTGGTATACACCTACTTATCACCGCCGCCGATACAGCAGCCTTCGATTTTGACAACGCTGTTTATGATCTGGAACTTATCAATACTGCTGGTAATGGCGACGTAGTACGAGTAGCCGAAGGTGTTGTTAAGCTCCATAAAGAAGTAACCCGCTAATAGGAGATAGTCATGGCGCAAGGTGATGTAGTTGTATTTGATAAGTTTCTTGAGAACGTTTTCGATTCAGGTATTTTTGACTTCGGTGCTAGTCCTAACGTAATTAAAGTAGCCATCGTCAACAACGCTACTGTACCTGCAACAACCACGGCTGATCCGTGTTGGGGTGCTGGTGGTACCACTAACTTTGCTACCAATGAGCAGACTGGTGGTAACTTTACAGCAGGCGGTAAAACCTGTGCTTCTCCGTCTGCTACACTTAATGCTGGTGTATTGGAAATTGACTTTGGTGATCCATCTGTATGGTCACAAAATGCCGGTAATCCTACCACTTGTTATTGGGGTATCATATATGATGATACAGCTACTAACAAGAACTGCATTGGTTATGTGGACCTCGGTGGTGTATTCAACGCTACTACAGGTGATCTTACGATTACGTGGGGCACCCCGTTCGCTACAGTTAACCAGTAATATAGCTTATAACCCGCCTCTATTACAGGGGCGGGTACTAACGGAGATACTATATGACCTCAGTAGGATATATCTGCTATACCGAAGCTGCGGTTGCTTTATCCGCTGCTACAGCTAAAAGCATTCTCGGTGCCAAAGCACATGCAAACTCAGGCTTGCAGCTTAAAGGATTTGAAGTTGCATTTGACGGTGTTACAGCTTCCGCTGTTCCAGTACTCGTAGAAATTGGCTATTGTACATGGGCATCCAACTCTCCCGGTACCAACTCTACGGCTGGCTTAGAGAATCAAGCTTATGGTCGTGTACTCGCAGCAGGTTGGACAGCGGGGTATAACTGGACTGCTGAACCCACAGTTATCACAGTTCTTAAGCAGTTCTTACTGGCTCCAGATAAAGGTGTGATTGCATATCAATGGCCGTTAGGTCAAGAACCTGATTGTGCTTTAGCTGAAGGTTTCGTTATTCGTTGTAATGCCCCCGCAGTAGTTAATGTTCGTGGAACAATGCTCGTTGAAAGAATCTAAATGGCTATTGGGCAAAGAACCCACGGAATATATGGGTCGTCCAGTACTACCATTCTGAATGGAGCAGGGCAGCAGGTAGGGGATATGTCCATATGTATAATGGGAGGGAAACCTTATACAGTTACAATCAATACACCTACAGGGTGGACTCCTATTCCGGGGGCGGCGGGTGTTAATGGATCAGTAGCAAGTGGTGTAGATACTGGATCGGTAGTTTGGGCTGCGTTCTATAAAATGTGGCGAACTGGGGATGCCAATGTAACTTATTCTACTGGTGGAACACCATCTCCTTTTCTTGTTAAGCAATTCTATTTTAGCAAAGCAACTCACATGCTCTGGGAAGAACCCGTTGGAGCAAATGGTTCAGATACTTCTAGTGGTACAGGTATGAGTATGACTATGAGTGCTGATGTAGGCATTCAAACTGATGATTTTCTATTAGCCCCGGCGTGGATAGCTGGTAATGATGCTACTTTTGCCACTCCAACTTTAACGGCAACTAGCGCAACGATTGGATCGGTAACTGAACTCGATGAAGGTAGTTCAACTTCTGGAAACGATCTTGGGGCTGCTGTTATGACTGCTGTATGTACTGCTGGAACTTCTTCTGCCGCTGCTGTTGTTGGGTGGACTTTATCTGCTGCTCAAACTGGTGGTGGGTGTATTATTCGATTAAGGGAAAGAGCTAAGATTGCTAGACCACCTACCTATGCGAATACTTCCATAGTTAGGGCAGCTAACTGGTAATCCGCCGTGAGAATCTTCCGATCTGGTGGCTCCGCGATAATTCGGTCCAAGACCGCGAAGATTGACCCCCCTAGAATATCTTATTTCGTCAGTGGTGAATCAAGAGATAATAACAAAGCATTTTTTTCTACTGGTACGGTCACTAATACTGATGGTCGTGGGGGTCGTTACTGTTATAGTGTAACGGGTAGCGAAACCACTTACTTTACACCTTTTATTCAAGGCCTCTCGAATACGGGGGGCCATTCAATATACGGTTTCTATGTTCGTATTTCTGCTCTCCCAAGTGCTTCAATTATATTTTTCAACGTTTCAGGTGAAAGTGAAGAGATTCATGTTGGTATTGGCATCCAAGCTGACGGCGATATCTATGTAGAGGCTGATGGTGGTGTGGTTCAAACTATAACAAACCCACTCACGCTCAATACTTGGCATCGGCTTGAAATAAGATTCTATGAGCATAATACGCTAGGTACTTCCGAACTCTTTATTGATGGTGTATCACAAGGAGAGTTCACTGGATTAGATACTAAATCCCTTGACGAAGAGTCTAGTATAATACAGTTCCCTTATAACCCGAATGCTTCATTTGCAATGAAGGTTCAGGATATCTATGTTATAACAGGGTCATATTCTTCTGAAGATAGACTAAGCTTTGGGGGTAATAACTGGGAAGTACTGCCATTTTACCCCGATGGATCATCTACTACTGGTGGTACTCCCGATAGCGGTACTTTTGCTAACATTAGAGAGTTGCCCTTTAGTGATTCTAATATAGCCAGTTTAAGTACTGTCAATACTATATGGGTACAAGCTGATACTGGTACAGGTGCGGGACCTAATGGTATTAGTGGGTATGATGCTATTCTTGCTATGTCCGGTTTATGGCGTATAAAGAAAGCTACAGATGTTGCTATTTCATTTATACTCCTATTAGGTAACAACACTGATGGTACAGGCCAAGCTCGTTCTTCACCTACATTAACTACATCTTTTGCTTCGTTTCAGGCAATTCTTCCCGCAACAAATACTCTTGTTCCAAGTTTAACAGAGTATCTACGTATTGGGGTTGAAAGGGTATCCGGTGCGACACTTGATATAGCTGATATGCTCGGTGCGGTATTGGCGGTACCTACCTATAGTCCAAATCGTGATGTAGAAGGTACGACCGAAGTTATAATAGTTACAGAAAACACGGCCTCGATTAATCGTACTCGCATTGTTACATGTCTAACCGAAGTTATAAATGTTGTAGAAAACTCAGCTACAGTTACTAGACAATACCTTGTTACGGGTATTACTGAAGTAATAACATTTGCTGAGAATAACGGTACTATTAATCGCGCTCGTGGCGCACAGGGAACTACCGAAGCAATTTCGGTAGTAGCCAATGTTGCTACAGTTAATCGCACTCGTAAAGTTACATGCCAAACTGAAGTAATAACTGTCACTGAAACAAACGCTACAGTTACTAGACAGTATCGTGTAACAGGCTCTACAGAAGTTATTTCTGTTGTAGAAACTGCGGCAGAAATTAACACTGAACGTATAGTTCTTGGTATTACAGAAGTAATTACGCTGACAGAGAATGCAGCGACTATAAATAAAACACGCCTTGTTACCTGCTCCACCGAAGTAATATCCCTTAATGAAACTGCAAGTACGATTAATCGTACTCGTGGTGTTGTCTGTTCTACTGAAATAATAACAGTCACAGAAAACGCTGCTTCACTAAACAGAACTAGAACTGTAGTTAGTACTACAGAAGTAATTACGGTTACTGAAAATACAGCTACGATAAATAGAACTAGAAACGTAGTTGGTGTTACTGAAGTAATAACCCTCACTGAAAATCAATCTACGGTAAACAGAGCTAGGGGTGTAGTTGGCATTACCGAAGTAATAACCCTTACTGAAAATGCAGCTACAATAGAGTTTGGCTCTGCTAACAGGGATGTAACTTGTACTACCGAAGTAATAACTCTTTCTGAAAATGCTTCCCAAGTTAATAAAGAACGTGGGGTAGATGGCCTAACTGAAGTTGTTACAGTAACAACTACTTCGGCTTCTCTTAACAGAACCCGAAATGTAATTGGCTCAACCGAAGTAATTACACTTACTTCTAACGCTGCACAAGTTAATAAACCTGAAGTAGTAACAGGTATAACAGAAGTAATAACAGTTACTTCTAACAACGCTCAAGTTAATAGAACACGTAAAGTTGTATGTGCTACAGAAGTTATCAGTGTATCTGAATCAAACGCTATTGTTAATACAACACGGATTGTTACTGGCCTTACTGAAGTTATCAGTGTATCTGAATCAAACGCTATTGTTAATACAACACGGATTGTTACTGGCCTTACTGAAGTTATCAGTGTATCTGAATCAAACGCTGTTGTTAATACAACACGGATTGTTACTGGCCTTACTGAAGTTATCAGTGTCACCGAACAATCCGCCAGTGTTAATACATCGCGTCGTGTAGAGTGTACTACAGAGGTAATTACCCTAAGTAGTAATACTGCTACTATACGGTTTAACAGACAAGTTCAATCTACTACAGAAGTAGTTACGGTACAAACCGTTCAAGCCACTGTTAACAGAACACGTAATGTACTCGGTATAACAGAAGTAA